AACATCGCCATCGCCCCATGCGATCCAGCCATGCACGAAGCTAAACGGGTTGACCGCCCAAGTGCTGTCGTCTTCGACCTCGGTTTGATCCGCGCCGAAGACCCAATGACCGCCTTTGTCCATCTTGAGGATGGCCACGCCACCGACGATGGTATCGGTCTGCACATTGCGCAGGGCCGTAGCCAGGCTCTGCACCGAGGGAAGGTTTGCGCCCTTAAAAGATACTAGATTTGACATTTGCTTTTCCTTTATTTCAGTTTAGAGAGGGCCGCGGTCAATTGCTGCCCGATTAACAACGCCGGCGGGCGGGGATCACTCTCCGCTGCTAGCGTAGTACCCGACGAGATGGACACCACTTGATCAGCCGGCAGCGCAAGATCCAGCTTTTTAAGCTTTTTCTCGGCCGCTGCCGGAGTGATCACCGAGGTCTCCACCACATCAGATTCACTGAGCCCGGCATCGATCAACTGCCTCCGGGCCTCTTGCTCATCCCGCCACTTGCGTACCGCGCGTTTGGCGACCAGCTTGTATCCGGGGACGGGCTTGTTGTTTTCCAGCATCTGGTGGCCCAGCGCACGCAGATCGGATATCCACTGCTCGAGCACATCCGCATTGGCCAGATACTTGCCGATGGTATCGCCATCCAGCGCATCGAGTTGCGCATGTAGCGCCCGGTCTACCGCGCCAGTCATCTTTGGGCAGATCGGCTTGGCCGCGCACCACCGGCAATGGTCGCCCGCATCCAGCGGGGCATTGGTCTGTTCGGCGGCTTTGACGGCGCGGACTAGATCGCGCTCAAACTGCTGGATGCGTGCAGGCGTTGTCCGCCATTGCCGCATATAGGGCGGCTGGACGATCACGCAAAGGATCTCCTTTGCATAATCAAAGACCCACCGCGTTGCTTCGGTACGCATCGCCGCCGCCGCATAAAACATCAACTGCGGGTTTTCTTCGACCTCAACCATGACCCCATCGCCGAACTTCCAGTCCAACACAACGGCGGTATCGCCCAGCCGGCCAAGGTAATCGGTGCTGCCAAACACGCCCGGCAAAATATCGCCAAAGCCGACCCGGCTTTCGACCGCAAACTCCATCTTCATTTCCGGGTCTATCTGGTCAAGGCACGCCAATGCCGGAAGGATCTTCGATTCCAGCAGGGCCGGCGTCATCGTGTGGGCCTCGTATACCGCGCCCAGCATCTGATCGGGATTTACCCCGTGCTCTAGGATCTCGGCGATAGTGTTGTGGCACAGCGTCCCCTCGTCCGCATATTTGCTTGAGGGTTTGGGCGGCATTTGGGCCACCAACTTGACGCTGCCGGGGCACTTCATGACCCGCTTTGCGGTGCTTCCCCCTACGATAGACGAATGCTGCATCTCCACTCCTTTACCTTTTGATGGCCGTCAATATACCAGCGAATTTTGTCCTTGCAATAAAAATTTTTAGCCCTATCATGGGCGGCCATGAAAGAATCCGAAATTGAAAACCATTTTGTGTGGGCCGTTGAGATGATCGGCGGACGCGCATGGAAGTTCCAAAGCCCGTCAAACCGTGGGGTTTCAGATCGCATCGCGTGTCTGCCCGATGGCACGACCTGGTTTGTAGAACTCAAAACCAAAGGCGGCCGGTTATCGGAACTGCAAAAAATTTTTGAGGCCCAGATGGAATCCCTCGGCCAAAACCATATCGTATTGTGGAGCAAGGACCAGGTCGATGACTGGGCCTACCGGAACCGCAAATGACACTAAGGCCCTACCAGGAAACCGCCGCCGATTTTCTCTATGAGACCGATCGGGCTATGGTGCTGGCACCTGTGGGGGCCGGCAAGACCGCCATCACGCTGACCACGATACAGGATATGGTCCGCGACGGCCATGCCAAACGCTTTCTGGTGCTGGCCCCCAAGCGGGTCTGCGAGCATGTCTGGCCGGTCGAGGTCGTAAAGTGGGCGCCCCGGCTTCGTTTGGCGGTGGCGGTCGGGGCCCCGCAGGCTCGTCTCAAGGCGCTGAACTCGGACTCAGATGTGCTGGTCATCAACTACGACAACATCCAATGGCTGGCCGAACAGCCGTTCCATTTTGATGCGATCGTGTTCGACGAATTGACCAAGCTGAAGAATCCCTCCGGCAAACGGTTCAAGGCGCTCGACAAGTTGATCAAGGGCGTTGGCATCCGCTGGGGTCTGACCGGCTCGTTTACATCCAATGGCCTTGAGGATGTCTTCGGGCAGTGTAAGGTCGTCGACCAGTCTCTGCTGGGCCGCAGCAAGGGCGCATTCCTGCAGCAGTATTTCTTTTGCATGAACCGTGATTATCAAGATTGGACGCCGAAGCCCGGCGCGCTGGATGCGGTCATGGACCGCATCAAACCCGCGGTGTTCCTGCTAGAACCCGGTGAGTATAAGGACACGCTGCCCCCGCTACATATCGTGCCGGTCATCTGCTCTATGGATCTGCGGGAGTACCGCAAAATGAAACGCGATCTGGTTCTTGACCTTGGGTCCGCCACAGCCGTGGCGGCCAATGCGGCGGTTGTCACCGGCAAACTACAGCAGATATCGGCGGGGTTCGTGTATGAGACCATCAAGACGCCGATCCCCGACCGCCCCGGCAAGTTCAAAGTAACGCAAACGCCGCACTGGCTGAGTACGCACAAGTTGGATGCGCTGTCCGATCTGCTGGACGAGAATCAGCACGACAACACGCTGATCTTCTACTGGTTTCAGGAAGAGTTGGAGGCCCTCAAGGCCAGATTCTCTAGTGCCGTAGCGCTGGATGAGAGAGGCGCCGTCGAACGCTGGAATGCCGGACAGATACCGCTCCTGCTGGCCCACCCTGCATCGGCCGGGCATGGGCTTAACCTGCAAAGCGGCGGCAGCAAGATAGTCTTCACGACTTTACCCTGGTCACTTGAGCTGTTCGAGCAGGCCATCGGGCGCCTGCACCGCTCGGGGCAGAGGCACGATGTCTGGTGCTACCTGCTGACCACCGAGGGCACCATCGATGAAACGATGCACGGGGCGCTGAAAGACAAGCGCAACTTATCCGACATTGCGCTGGGGGCGCTGAAATGAAAAAGCTTTCCTGGCGTGATCTAAACGCCGACCTAATCAATATGCCCGAAGAGCATGTCGCGGCTTTGCTGACCGACGAACTGACCCTGCACAAGCGCCCGAGATTTATCGAGCGTCTGCACCAACGCTACACCAAACTGCGTTCTGATCGGGAGCGCAGCGTTCTTTTGAAAGGATCCAAATGACCACCGATGCTGAAATCCAAATCATTGCCAGCGACATCTATGACGCCGTGCGCGGGATTATGACCACCAAGTACAGCCATCTAGATCTACGCGATGGGTGGGTAGTCTTGGTCTCGGTCAGCCTGTCCATGCTGGCCATGTACCTCGATGCGGTAGAGAGCGCGGATAGAGAATCCGCCCGGAAGGACATCATCCGGGCTTTGAAACAACGCACCGGCGATTTACACTAGCCCGGTTCCGCTATCGGTGCCCCAGTGGCGGACGGGCAGGGGCCGAGGACGATGTTCTCGGATCAACGGCACCAACGAGCACGCAGGCGCTCCTCCTTCTCCCGCTGCGGGAACTCGTCGAATGGCACCCGTAAGGTGCCACCCAGCCCTCCCCGCACAACTTTTTGGAGCATGCCCATGTCTATCCTGACCGAAGCCGAGGCCATCATCTACGGCGACCGCGAGGAAACCTACGGCGACCCGGCCATCAATCTAATCCGAATCGCAAATTTTTGGAACACCTACCTTGGCAACCAAGACCACGAGATCACGCTTGGCCCCGAGGATGTGGCGATGATGATGGTCCTGCTCAAGATCGCCCGCCAGCAGCACAAGTTCAAACTCGACAACCTTGTCGACGCCGCCGGGTACTTGGCGCTTATTGAGCGCATCAATACTGACGACAGTATTGATTGAAATAATTCATACACAAACTTTTTGGCGGGAGTACCTTTAGCACTCCCGCCAACTTTTGTGGAGATGCGATGGACAGCACGCCGTACACCAAGCTCTGGGCCGCCGTCATGGCTCTAGCTTTGGCTGACATCAGAGCCGCAGTCAAAAAAAGCCGAAAGGCTGTCATGCCAGCCCCTGAGACCGTGAAAAACCCGGATCACCGGGGTTCAGTCCAGTGGGTGATGTCCGAGTCAAAGCAACCCGGGGGCTTCCTCTGGTGCTGCGACCTTTTTGACCTCAGCCCGGATTTTGTCCGTGCGGAAATTGTGAAGCCGCGACCGGCCGGCGCCGTAAAAAAACTTTCGGAAAGCTACGATGAAGATCTATAGACTTGACTACCGGCTTGCCACAAGCCCCGACAGCAGCCACATAACTGAGTGGTTCACCAGTGAACGCGCCGCCGTTGTCCGGCGCCTTGATCTATTTAACAAGGGCGAACTTGCGGGCAAGAAACGCGAGAACAACATCTGGGGTGTTGATATCCCGACCCGCAAGGCCGAGCTCGTGGCTTGGCTCAATAAGGAGCAAGACTGATGCACTCCATTAAAGCCGTCGACAGAGCGCAGTTGGTTGAATGGCTCTTAGAGCTGGTCCCGGTCTGGGAAGTACCCGTCACCTGCGCGATGTTGCACAAAGCCCACCCTGAGTTCACTGTCCCGGTGTATGCCGGGGTGCTGAAGACGCTGACCGCGCAACAA